TTAGGGTCTCGTGGGCTCGGAGATGTGTATAAGAGACAGTATTTACACTTAGGCTCCTTTATAAGTAGAATAAAAAATCCCCGGTTACATAACCAGGGACAAACACAGAGATACAACCCTTGCAATAATCACAAAGGGAATCAGCCAATACAACCACCTTTCTAGGCGTTCCATAGCATCACCAGCAGAAGACGGCAGAAATCTGAATGATACCGGTCGTCGGCTTGATCAAGCAATATGTCCAGCTTAACGTTTCTCATTTTCGAGCACTGTTTTTATTCGTTCTTCAGTAAATCCAAATCGGGCGGCAAACTTTTTGAAAGCCTGCATCTTGTTGTTAGGGATAAGAGAATACATACTATTAATGGGAGTATCACTCTTTAATGCTTTTTGCACTTGCTTCTTTTTCATGGAATTAATGTATTAAATGTTTAACCTTGTTTTTACAGCAATTACACTCACATAGTAATGACTTCGCGTATTCCCATGTCTTTTCGATGATATCATCACCAATATACTGAATTTCTTCTCCATATGGATCTATGCCGAACGCCTGGCAGATATGGGTGGCCATGTGCCCACATTCATGCCGCCAGGACTTGGCAAACTCCTTTGGTGAAGAAGTGATAGCAATAACCATTACCGTTTCCCGTGCCCCGAAGTTGGAGTAAGTAACTCCGGTATTCAAATTGCCGGAGCTAATATTATCATACGCGGTACGGAGCATATCACCGTCGCAGCCGATGGAATGCATATTATCGAGTATTTCTTCTGTATAATATGTATCTACCGCATAGTAAACCATGCAGTTCCAGTCGTACTTGGGTAATGTAAACCGTTGCCTTATCATTTATCAAAGCATTTCGTCCCACTCAATAGGTTCTCCGGAAGCAATCATTGTTGCATACCATCTTCTCATTGTTGTTCCGTCGGGAGCATCAGGATCATCAATTGTATCCTTTATATAAAGAGCCAAATGCGCTTCATCGGGAATAGATGACTTCAGATAATCCGCCTTACCCATGTTGGCTACATACACATAATCATATAGCACATTATTTTCAAGCTTAATGCCATACCTGGTAAGTAGCTCATCTACTTTTTCTTTTGATATTGGCTCAATTCGCTCTTTTTTGCCGGTGGAAGGATTAAGCTTTTTCATGAGCGACACTGCAAACTCACACATTTTCTTATTGAAATGCCAACCAAAGTTAGACAAGTACGCTTCCATTTCTTCTGGCCTCTTATCTCTTATATCCAAAGGTTCTCTTCTCATGATTTAATAAAGTTATAGGGAGTAGAATCAATCCACTCCCTAATTAAACATTAACGGTAACGGGAATAGCGTCCTGTACCACGTACGCCACGTCTCTCGCCATAGCCGCCACGACCGGAACCACCACCATAATCACCACGTTCGCCCATCTCGTCATAACGGTCGTCGTCATCGTCATAATAACGTTCACGTCTTCCCATGCTTTCACCACCGGATAATTCTTCGATGCATTGCATCAGCTTACCACCGTATTTAAGCATCTTTTCAGCGTAGTCGGACATTTTCTCGACCTTGCTCTCGGAAATCTCAATCATCATCATACTATTGTTTTTTAGAATTGTTACTACCAGATGCCTTTTCAGAAGACTTGAAGAAATCAGCCATCATAGCCTTCAATTCGCTAAGTTCTTGCCGAAGCGCTTTATTTTCCGCTTCCTGACGCTGGCGTTCTGCAAATTCCGGATTAAGTACCTGAAGCATCTTGTCGCATGACTCCATGACGGAACGATGATGATCGACACTGCCCAATATCTCCGAGGAGCGGTTGCGCATGGCGGCAACTTCTGCATTCATCGATTCCCTTGAGCCGGATATTACCATATTCCCACCTCCGGGAAAGTTTGCATCAGCAATGTCAGACATTGCAGGTATTTTCTGAAATGTAACAGTTTGCTCACCAACCTTGATGGTCACATCAACCACCATTCTAGGAGGCTGTCCATAAGGGAGAGGCTGCTGCATAAACTCAGCAACCGGTGTAGAAACTCCGGAGACGGAGCCAACTTCTATGTATGGAGTGTTATCCTTGTGTAGGATAAAAAACTCGCTGTTTACTCTTAGATTCTGAAAAGGCATAATTTATTAACTCTTTAAAGAGCGGGATTACTCCCGCCCATTATTTTAAACTACTCCGGTAAGAATTTGCAATGTGTTGCTACCTGATTCGTAGTAGCACAGATAAATTCCGGTACCGGTAATATCCGAAGCAGTAACATCTGCGCCGGCGATCGTAGTCAGTGCTTGAGTAGCACCGTTGGTATCAAACACTACCGGCAATGTACCGGTAGTACCGGAAGGGATCGGCTGTGCCAAACGGAACAGAATCAATCCGCTAAATGGAGCAGAAAGGAACGGATGATTCCGGAAAGAGAAACGTACGTTGGTAGTACCTACGGTAACACCTGTACTTTCCAATCTGGGAATACCATTCTTATTTGCCATGATAAAAGGACTAATGAATGCCATATAATGCCTCCTTCCTTTTATCCCCAACCATTAAAATTGCCCCATGCCCCAATACCATTGTAAAGACCATACTGAGCTGCAACGCAAGAAGGAATCCCTACAACCGGACTATAAGGCACCTTCGCTACTTCCGGCTGGTTACATTCGATTTTTGCAAGACGAGTACTCAAATCATTTAAAGCTGCACCAAGAGGAGCCGTTGCCTGTCCGACAATCTGAGAGGTCATAGCAGAACTCTTAAATGTGCTATTCTCCTCACGAAGTTTATCAATCTTGTTCTGCATTTCACGCATTTCAGCCGCACGCTGGCCGGCAAGAATCTGCTGGGTGCTATCCTTGATGGAATTTTGCAGATCACAAGTCTGACGTTGAGTTTCATATGCAACAGAAGCAAAGCCTCTTTCCTGACCAGTCGCAACACCGTTAATGGCATTTTGCAATGTGTTCGTTTGCTGACAGATCGCCAAACGGTTTTCGCAGCAACATGAAGCAATCTGTTGAGCGATCTGACAGTTACCCTGCTGGATAGCATTGATAATCTGCATTGAGCTTTGACCAACCTGATTTCCTACCTGTTGCACCTGTGACATCACCCCATTGATAGCATTCTGAACCTGACCGATTGAACAGTTCAAATTAGTAGCCAGATTGTTGATTGCCTGTCCGTTCCCCTGAATTGCACTCATAAGTAACTCCCTTCCTGCATCGTTGTTAATTAAGTTAGGGATACCGGCTCCGGCAAATCCACCACCGTTACCGCCATCTCCATTGTTTCCCCAGCCATTGCGTCCAAACAATGGGAACAGGAAGAACAGGAAGATTATCCAAAGGAAAGAAGAGCCATCACCACCAAATCCGTTGTTGTTCTTTCCTTGCATAGCAACCAACAAGTTGGGATCAATACCTTTCTGTTGCAATAATGGAGCAAGCATAGCCATCATTCCATTACCGCCACCGCTCCCGCCTGATTCCGGGAAAACGTAAGTCTTTGTTTCACTCATATTAATATACAATTATAACACGGTCAATATCAACCGCATCACAAAAGTATATAATAGAAACTGCGTAAATCAGAGCTCATTTTCAAGCGATTTGCGAATATTTTGCAGATATATTGCAATCATTTTGTTTGCCAGTTTACGGCTTTCAAAAGTAGATATAAGGTAGCGGATACTAGCGGATGTATTGTGAAGCAAAGTCGCTATTTGTTCAGGGTATAGCCCGTATTCAGCGAGGAAGAATACTACAATAGAACGGGCGTCAACAACTTCAGTAACTTTACTTGATGAAAGGATCAATTCAGTAGAAACTTCAGTTTCTTTTCCAACAACATTTAGAATCTCGGCAAAAATCTCTGACTTACACATAGTAATTTAATTTTTTATTGTACTTTTGCCTTTGCCAATCAAACTTACGGTTATTGAAAGAACAAAAGCATGTATAGAAATGTTAAGGACATTATACCCCTGGAACTATCTATGCATGCTTTTGTATGTTTAAAAGTTTGATTGGCGTCAACTTTAGTGTCGGGGGTTCTTTTTACTCTATCCCCCGAAAGAGCTACATTTGTTATGATAACCGGCCTTCTACTTTACCGGTAACTTAGTGCTTAATAATCATTCCGAGATGTTCCTCGAATTGATTATTCAGGATCAATTAATGTCTCATTTTGTCCTCCTTTCTTAAACATTTTCCGCAGTCAATTGTTATATCAATAAAGCTTAAACTTTTCATACCGGAAACGGTCTGTGAAGATAGTGCCGGTATTACCACATAAATAAGTTATAACTAACTCCACCACCGACATACAATCCACTTGGATAACCGTATCCTACTTGCAGACCAAAGCCCCAGCGTTTTTGCTTCGGTTTAAGAGTAATGATTTCCTTTTCCCTGTAGACTTCCATAAAGTCAAGGCTGGGCTTATAACCGCTAACCACTGCCCGGTAATCATCAGTCTTATACTCCTTGCTTGTTATCGGTATAAGTACCGGAACCGAATCGCCTTCTACGGTTCTGTCGGTAGTGGTATCTACTATAATCGGCAAATACACCGTATCGGTACGCTTCAGAGTTTCCTTTACCGGTATGGGAATGGTGTCTCTTATCGTATCCCGGATACGTACAGTATCTCCCTTAATGTACACCGTTGATGGATCGTGCGGATTACAACGCATCCACACGACCACGCATACAAGCAGGCAGACTAATATCCAAGGGAGAGATTTCATATGATACTTTCACTTGATGACCACTCCGGACCGGACAATAAAGTATTCAACTCTTCGCCTTCGTAGGTAGGATAAGGGAAAGATAGCTCTTCCGATCCATCGTCAGCAATAGTTTTAATCATTTTGTGAGGAAATAACTCAGCGTAATGCTGGCATTTCATCAAGGTCTTACTTTCATTTACACTCTTGCGAGGAACAAGATTACGCTTGTCTATTTCCTCTCGAGGAACCTCTTGCAAGTCAATTGTTGGGAATACAATGTATTTCATAATTGCTTTTTATAACAAGTCAGTTAATATTGAGTTATCTTAAGTAGTTGACTTACGTTAAATAACGACTCCAGATTCAAAGACATCCTTAAAGTTCATAATCCTAATACCCGAATTGACAGCATAGTCAATTACTTCCTCTAATGACTCAAGGCTGCAATACATCCCCGTTTCTCCATCTTCAATTTTATGATATACCAAAATAAGCCATGCCCCAGAAGATACAGCCCTGTCAATAAGCTGTTTAATCTTGTATGTACTTGATGACGTGATATTACTGTACGCTCTTATTCGATACAAATCATACGGGGGATAGGTTTCCATCGGTATATAATTCTGAATTGTTCGGCATGCCTTAAAGAATCTTTTCGCAATGTTGACAACTCGATCAGAGTGGAATCCATTTGGATATGCCATATAGTCTCCCTTTCCAAGTCCGTTATCAATAAGTATTTGTTTCGTTTGCTGCATATACGTAGCCAATTCATTATCATCTGACATATCATCAAATGATGATGCTCCGTGACACTCTATATCAGCGTTATATTTATCAACAACTTCTCTAAATCCATTTAAGTTGAGGAATTCACTATCATCGCCATAGCTAAAAGTATCCTTTATTGCAAAGATAGTTCCGCTCAATCCTCTTTCTGCGAGAGCCTTCATAGCAAGAGCTTGTGACTTATAGCCGTCGTCAAATGTAAATGTCACAATACCTTTTTTCAGTCTATTTGACTTAATTCCTACATACTGTACATTAAAATCGCAATTAACTCCACTGATAGATATTCTGTCGATACTCTCTAGATTGACAGAATTTCCATTTTTATACCAATACGCAAGTGATGGTATTGTGTATTCACGCCATGTGCCATATACAGTGTTGACGTTTGCCCGCATTAATTCATAGACATAGTAATTGTTTGGTTCTGTGTTGTTATATATCTTAACCTCTACGCTTTTTTCGCTTGATGCAATGCTATTTATCATCATCTTTAACGATAAAACATTGTCAACAAGGTTAATAGGATTTATCTTAAACACAACATTTCCGTTGTTTATATGCAACGAATGATTCCAAAGCAGTTTGTTTGTTGCGTCAATTTCTCCGTTTGACAATTCATACGAATCGCTATGCTGGCAATCGTTTACTATCGTCGTATTCACGTGAGAAAATGGAGAGCAACATATATTAACATCTAATTTTGAAACTTCTTCTTCTAACTTTTCAATCTTGTCGTTTGTCTTATCTGTTAAATTGTTGACAAGCAAAATTGAAACTGTGCATGTTTCAGCAGAAATAACAACACCTCTTGTGTCGTTTGCGCTAAAAAGAATATATCCGTCAAATTCTGAGATATATTCATATTCTGATAATATATCAATTGTATTCTTCAACGTAGTCGCATTGGCGAGATTCTCGCTGTCGAATATTCTTGCTCCCATTTTTGTTGTGCCAGAAGGTACAATGTTTATTTTTTCTCCTACAGAGATTTTCAATGGACCACATACAACATGATACCTGCTATCCTTGATACCGGTTCCATACTCATACACTCCATTATAGAAATCCTTACCAGTAATCCTCCGCGTTCCGTCCACTTTGAGGCTTAACTCCTCAAAATTCCCATCTATCCCTTGCGCAATGACTCCCCATGATTTTTCGGAGTCTTTTGCTATGTCAAATATCTTTTCCATATTATTCGTTTTTAATTAATGTTTCATTTGAAATTAAAGTATCGTTACCTAACATTGTCAAGTAGCTGGAGATAACTATGCTGATCTTCTGAGGAGACTTGGTGACCTTTCCGGTTACTTTATAGACACCATTGTCTCCAGAGATGGATATGTCGCTGATGGCGTTAGATGATACACCGACCAGTTTATCAGAAGCATTTGACAATGTTATAGTGATAGTTACTGTGCTACCTTCGGCAATGTATTCTCCTGGATTAACTGAGTAAGAGATTGAGGAGTAAGGGATGTTACTCTTTACGATCGGTCTCCACTCAATCATATCCGGATACAGAGTGCCTGCATTGTACTTTCTCAATTGTCTCTCTAGCAAGAATTCGGAGAGGCTGTAGGAGAAGAGCAGGAGAGACCGTAATGCTAATTTAGCAAATCTAGTATCGTTGTCTCTCAGTGTTCCTAACCACATAGAATCACTGTCAATGCCTGCACCTGCTTGGACAGGATTACCATTATAAATGTATTTTGAGAGGTAGGATAACATTCTCTTACTTTGAACTCCGCTTCCACTTGTACCAGTACCAAACGAATAGATTACACTTCCAGTTTCAAATATAAAAGCACCATTGCCTGCGGAATAAGATTTAGACAAAGTACCACCTTCATTATTCCCCAATATCTTTCTATCCGCCACTACCGTATAGTCCTTCAAAACAGGCAATCCGGTAGCCTTGCCGAAGTCGGAGATGCCGTCTAGGCAGAGGGCATTCTCGATGGTGGGGAGTATTTCTAATGTTAGATTACAATCATGTTCGAAAACACCATCAGTATTACCAATTCCTAAACAAGTAAATACTGTTGGCAATGTCATAGCATTTGTTACTTTATATGATTTAGGTATATCATAAATTCCATCTTCTTTTATATTATACACACTTATGGTGGTAGCATCAGATGTAGCAAGATATCTATAATATACATAAATATTATTATTTAAACCTGTAACTTTTAATTTAAAAGCAGGAGCTTCTCTATTAATACTAGAAATAACTCCATCATTTTTTAAATAAGTATATTGTAGAGCTGTGGCAGTATTTATATGTGTCAGATGAATTATATTTGGATTTAATGTGTATTCATAGTTTTTTATAGTTAGTGAATACCAAGTTTTATTAGCACCAAACACAACAGGATAACTATTGATACCACTCTCTCCTTCCCAACTGATATTATTCAACTGAATGTTGTGACCTCCTACAAAGTCAATCAACTGATCGTTAAACTCTGCGTGGTTGTCGTTAGTGATACCCTGCTTCTTGACATTGCAGTATAACTGAGGCTTAATGATCTGTCCCGGACGATCCAAGTTGAAGTAGGCGATAATTTGGTTAATTTCGTCGGTGGTCAGGACTTTGTTGGCGATGAAGCCACCTGCGTAGGCAACAGGGTACACAATCATTGAACCATTATTCTCTCTCCATCCTGCAACACTAAATACGCTATTTACGGTCGAAGGAGTAGTTGTTTGAATATATTCTAATTTATAATCATTCTTATCACCAAGTATATCGGTTATAATGGATTTAGTCGTATCTTTACAGGTATAACCATAAATACCAGTTTTACCATCTGCTGTAGAAGTGTTTCTAATGTAATTAGAGCCGGATTCTCTTAAGACATTGGTATAAGCATTCTTAGAACCAATTCCATGAATAATACTCACCACAGTAATCTCATTGCTACCCTCCAACATCTCAGAGACGGGCTTGACGGACTCGATTATGTCGTCTACTCCGTCTGTACATAGCCAGCCTTCGAAGTCGGTTCCCGATAATCCATATCCACTTCCTTCTGTAAATCCGAAGTTCAGCAGGCGCATGTCGTTCCCGTTGCCGGACAAGTCCTTCAAAACTGTCCGGTCGGGGTCGTCGTTAGTCTTGCCCCAGGTGGAGATGGCCATCTTGACGTGGCTGAGTAGTTCGGGGTCGATGTAGGGACGACCGGAGCCCGAAGAATCTCCCGGAACTCCCAGACGTATCGCATTCATGCGAATAGGATCAAGCCCTATCGCATCAAGCTTAATTGGATTTAATCCTATTGCGTTCATTACTCTTCTGATTCAAAAATAGAAGCCTTTACCGGTTCTGTTTCACATTCGATTTTGAGATACTGTCCAGGGATACAATCGACAATCGGACGAGCGAATTTCTTATCGTAACTTCTGCTCTCTACAACAGAGAAGTTTTCTCCGTCATAGCTTATATACACCCAAAGCTTACCGCCTTTTTCAAATGTAATCTGCAATCCCACTTCCGCAGAATTTACCTGAACGGCATCGCTTACATAGTTCTTCTCACCCTTCGTAAAGGTTATAGATGTTTTTTTCATGATTATTCCTCCTCTTATTATGATTCAAATTTGATATCGTTAACTCTGTTCAGCCATCCGCGTTTGAACTTGTTGTTTGCAGGACGTTTCCGGCAGATGTCCTCTATGAAATCAAAGCGAGCAATCTTAATTCGATCAAACAGTTCGCGTGGATTCTTAGAATTAACTGCCGCTATAGTTTTTGGTCCGACAATTCCGTCCGGCATTACACCAACCAATTCCTGCGGAATCTTGATACCATGAACACCGGAGGCCCATATCCAATCAACTAAAATATTAGCGACCGACTGAGACTTGATCTCGTCTGCCTTCCATCTATCCCAGTACATAGTTTTCAATATCTCTGTCCATTCCTCCTTGGAAAAATTCTTTAGTCTCTCTATAGTCGGTTTAGGATAGCCTTTCTTTTTACAATACGCCTCATAGGTAGCGATTGTTACTCCCATATTTGTTGCTCCTCCTAAGTCATCCGGATCATTAACGAAACCGCCTTCCCATTTTAAAATGAACGGTGCCAATTTCTTCACATCTGCCATATACTTTTCCTCCTATAAAATTAATGTTAATACTCCCAACGCCAAACCTCCGCAATCACAGATAATATCCTTGATGGAAAACTCGCTTTTCTTACAATACTTGTCGTATATTTCCTTCAGAACAAAGATCGCAACGGTTATAGCGACCGCTAACCATAGCGGAATATATTTTGATAGCCACATAACCAAATTCTGGCATACTATAATGTGGACCATGCCGTCTATGCCTATCATGGATAGAAGCTTGCCGGCTAATGCGCTGATTTTATTTATCATATTCATTTTCTATTTTATAATTTATTACTTTTGCAAAAAAATGATACACCTATGGATATTTCAGAATTAATAAAAAGCTATAACGCTGAACAAAAGAATGTATTTACAGGATTTTGCATACAACTGCCACTATGCTTTTCTATTTTGTATTTATATATACCAGAGTTTAAATCTCTCGATGTATATTTGCAAATCATATTTACGGCAACTTCTTCTATATTATCCATTTACTTTTCTTTTATATGGTTATGTCTATGTTCTTCTATATCAAAAAGAAGATACAAACTAGAAGCCTTTATACTAATTCTTCCCATATTAGTGACATCGTCTAAATTACTTATATCTCCTTCAGATTACATCCTAGGATATGAACATGCTTTAACTACGTTTCTTCAAGCTTCTGCGATTCTTTACACTCCTTTTGCCATTTTTGGGCTTATTCTCCGCAAATGCATAGAGTATGATAAAAAGCAAAAAGGGAAGAACATAAATAATAGTGTATAAATTCATACTTACTTCTCCTTTTCTATAATCTCCTTCACATCTTCTTTATCAACCTTGAACACCTTCTTTCCAAAGACTCCCAAAGCTCCAATTACATTTATATTGATCCCCTTTGGTTTCAATATGTTACCTACAATCGAACACCCTTCGATGAAGCATACCAATAAGCAGGAATACACATCAATAGGATATTCATTGTGACTTGCCACACTAATCATGCATACCATACATACAAATGCGAAGTAGGTAACCATCTTTCCCATGGTCGCACGAATTGCACGAGAAAAACGTACTTTCTCGCCCATCAACATGCTTTTCCTTACCCCAAATGCAAGGTCACATAATATCACCGCACATGATACGATTAGCCAAGGAATCATGTCCTGAAGAGACTCAATGACGAAAGCGGTTGCAATTGCCGCAAATCCTCCTGTTGTTGCATGTACTATTGCTTCTTTCATACCAAACAAGTTAAATAAACGGTTAACAACGAGATTACCTCAATCCAAAACATAGACTTGCATGCCGTCAGGTCCCATATAAGATTACCAGACCAGTTCTTTACAACAAACGTTATCGCGTAGATCAGAAATGCAGCCCAAAGCAGCAACCAGTACCACGAATTGCATCCTACCCATATCTGGGAGAATACAAGCGACATCACTGCGCCGGTTATATGAGCTTTCTTGTGCGCTCCTCTAAAATTCGGGGATACTCCCAATACGATCATTCCGTCTACAGAAAGAAAGATCAGGAACTGACTGTTTTCTGTACTTGCATCCAGTGCGGCCGGAAGCAAAAGCAAAGACGGGAGAATCATGCATATACCGAACCAATACCTGTTACTCAGAATGTAATAGGTATCGGAAATAGAATAAGGGATACCCTTTGTCTTGTAAATCATCACACCAACATAAGATGCGAAAACCAATAATGATAGTAGTGTCAAAATCATAGTTTTATCTGTTTATAATGAAAACTCTAGTTTATTCGGATAACCGGTCTTGTAGTTGTAAGATTCGACCTCCTCTTTAGTCTGCAATCCTCTAACTGCCGCGATATGCTGCTGAGTTACATTGTAGCAATCAAGAGCATACAGCTCTAACGAGTTAAGCATGAGGAGAGCGCTTGATATAGGTATCGTATACTTTACCGCATCAAACCATAAAACGGTATCCAGTCTTCCGGCCTGCTTCTCAATATTGATTGAGTTAACAAGACCTACGCGGTCCTCTTTGTTTAACCACATATCTTTGCCGGCAAGGGTGAAAGAGTTTACTGCGTCTGACTTGTCATAAGCATTAATGTCCGCTATCTTCTTCTCTTTTAGTTCATCAAGAGTATACTCATGATCAACCAATACGGGATAGCCGCTTTCGCTCTCCTTTATTTCCTTTCCGGATGACTGACCGTTCAGCAGCTCCTGCCAATACTCCTCCGTTATCTCTACTGAGCCTTCTTGCAGCTCATCGTAGAATCCTTGTTTCCAATATTTTGCCATAATATTATTTATTTCCAACGCCCGACGGCTATCCAATAAAAATCATTAGTTCCTGCACCGGTACCGTTTGAATCTCCCACTGCATATCTACTCCTTATCGTGAAATAACTAGTCTGTTTATTTATAATAAGACCTGTGACAATATTCATACCGTTGCCCGGTTCATAATAAGTAATAACGGGAACATATGTAGCATTATAAAACGATATTGATGTATAAGTAGTATTAGTACCACTAGAACTTCCTGTCTTGTATCCCCATTGTATTAATAAACCATTGTTAAACTTAGCATACCCGTTCTGGCCCAATGATACAGTCATAGCGTTAGACAAGTCTGCCTTTGCCAAATTGGGAATCATGTTTAGCAATTCTACAACTCTATCCCCTGTAAATCCGCTATTATAATCACTCATGAAAACTCTTTTTTAATCACATTAAACGTACTTCCATCTGACAACAAGAAACGGCCTTCAGCAACAGCAAACGCCTGCCTCTTTCCTATTTGCGAGATGGTAGTGGAGACAGATGCCTGTGCTCCACTATTAGTTGTTCTAAACACAACAGTCTGCTCCCTGTCGAGTCCTTCATTGGCAACATCGCTTGATACGCTTGCGGTCCCATTGGAACCGGGAGTGATAACGATGTTACCTTCTCCTTCTTTCCAAGGAATCTGTATGCTCATTACGCAGCAGTCCAAGAAGTGTTAGACGTAACATTCACGGATACAGCAGATCCACTCTGAGAAATAGTGATCTCTGTCGGAGATACGGACAATGTAGCATCACCGGCAGCTTGTTTGATAGCAATCTGAGCAGCTTGTCCGCCATTGGCTGTTACCTTCAAAGTTCTCGTAATTTCCTCAATAGTTTCATTTGCCGGAAACTCCAATTCGATAGAGAAAGGAAATTCTGCAGTAGCTCCCGGATCACCGGTAATAGTAGCCGCATTGTTAATCTGAGTTCCATTCGCACTATACTTTGCAGGCAAAGTAACATCTGTTACGCTTCCCGCCCACGCAAACGTCAGTTTTGAAGAGTTTGTTTTACCCTCGACAGTCACAGTGCCCGCTGTTTTAGGAGCAGACATTTCTGAGCCATTATCAAAGGCAGCAAACTCTGACTTCGGCGACTGAGTTACCTTATAGGTCGAAGGAGTAGAAACACCAACACCGGTAACCGTTACTGTACCAGTACGAGCTGTACGCCCAGTATGAGCGTCTGCGCTATTCGCAATTGTTCCGTTACCTGATCCGGTAGACGGATTTAATTTTAACCAACTAGGTTTTGCCATAATACAACAATATTTAAATAAAACAATTCAATTAACTATATCATTCTTCCTGCACAGCCTGCCATACCACATTGGACAACACATCGACGTTATCCTCAAAGTTATTCGAAGGCATCAGCCATATATATTCAGGGTCTACCTTTAAATAAGCCTGCTTACCAACATCACAGACAACTCCTATCGACACCTTCATGCCCGTTGCCGAAGCGGAAACCTTCATCTCATCAGCCTTGACCGATACATTTCCAATACCCTTAATCGCCTCTATATGTACAGATATGCATCCCATGTCACACCGTCTTTATGCCAGTATTTATCTTGTCTATCTCTACTCTTGTACCGCTTTCGTAATCAGAGTCTGGGAGATAAGCCGTAGTCTCAAGCCATATTTCACCCGTACCGATTATCTTTGTGTCTATGTAGCAGGTGTAGCTATTCTCATTGACGCGGATCATCTCGGACTTCTTTATTATCTGTGACGCATTCGAACAGTAATAGACAAAGAAGCGGCATGAGAAGTCTATATCGTCCATCGTCAATCCAGAAGGAAGGTCGATGGAGATGACTGCTTTGATTATCGTTCCTTTTACTCGCATATATCTATTTTTTTTAAAGCCATTTCATTTCAAAATAAAATTCTCCATCATTTCCCGTATCATCATCTGATAATCCGATATACACATAACTAGAAGTTACAGAAAGTACAGTTGCTTTGATCAGAAATTCACTCATATTCGAAGCGGAACCATTTGCAGATTGTCCATATCCTGTTAACATGATTTGAACAGTACTTTCGCTAAATCCATCAGCAGTCCATGAAGAAGGAATATTCATTCTTAAATATCCCAATGTTGATGACATTCTAGTTATAGTTGGAATGTCACCGTTATAACTTTTACATCTTCTTATATAAGCATTTGAAGGCGTAGAATATGCCCTTCCATAACAAATTATAGAAGGTACCATTCCCCAGCGACCATTTCTCAACGATTGCAAACCATTGCTATCCAATCTCAGCCCCGATGTACCATCTGATAAAATTGCTTGTATCGAGTTGATACCATTCACTCTTCTGTTCATTACAGAAAAAAGATTTTTTGAAGAAGTTCCTAATGATATTCCATTTGCAAAAAGTGAAGATAAGTACTCATTTACCACAGGAGTAATGGACATATTATTTATTGAGAAACTATGAGAATATTGATAAGACATAGCTAGTCTTAAAGACAATACATTATATCCGCTTACCAAAAATCCTGTAAACTTTTCATCGTTGAAGGTGTGTTCAGTTTTGTATGAGACAACCTTTGAATATATATAATCTGCATATATGATATTTTGCAATGAGCTATCGCTATAAGCCTTAAGAATGATTTCAACAAATATTGTATTAGGGGATGAGCTAGTATAACCACCGAAAAATCGTCCATCAAGTGCTACATTCCCAGTCACATATATAGGGTCAGTAATATCCACCATGTATTCTCTTTCCTGACTTGGAACAGATGCCGGAATGTTTTTAACATTAATCGTAAGAATATTTTGGCTAAACAAATCATTTAAAGAGTCTTTGCTGGCCCCATCAATACGTAGAACATTTTTGTTACTATCATCAAATATTTTAATATCCTTGCTATCCGGACTAATAACCACTCTCTGCCCATTAGGAGAACCGATAATATTTGTACCCCGGAATACATACCTTTTATTCAAAGGGTCGAGTTCAAGCATAAGATCGTCCTGATCAAGAGCAAAAATCCCTGTCTTTTTTTCTCCATCAACAGTTACACAGTCTCTTCCTAACGCGACTCCGGTCAGTTTCCCATTGCTATCCTTGGTTCCAGAAAATATCTTAGGTGAAATAAGGTACTCTCCACCTATTTCTGTTTTATTATTGTTCCAATCTTCTACCCAGGGAAGGAGATTTGCATCCTCTCCCGGAGTACCAGGTTCACCCGGTTTACCATCCTTCCCGTAATGACCAAAGAGACGATAGTTCTTATACTCTCCCCACTTTCCATCCTGTAGAGTACGTTCACAAGTGTACTCATAAGGATAAGTTTCCGATGCTCCACGAGGATTATCCACCCACCAGAGCACATCTTCCCAGTATGCATCATTGGTCGGAGCAATCCCCGAATGCGCCTGAATAGCTACCTTGTATACATTATTGTATTTGACTATGTTACCTGCCGAATAGAATTTTGAGCTACTGTATTCAGGAGCATCGCCAATGTATTCATTAACGTATTCGTTGGATGTCGGGAGGTCAATAACATCCCGCTTAGACTTAGCAAGCAGGTAGACCTGCTCCTCGGTCTTGGAGTCTGTCGGGAATATGACAGGTTCGCTCCAGGAAGGAGTCGTTTCACCATCAATCACCGCGGTGGAATACCAACAGGTAATAGGATCGAGCATGCGGAACTTTACCCTGTCCTCGTTACTGCTTCCACTGCCGTCTTTCGTATATACGATTTCCACAAAGTGGCTGCCAGATGTAGGAACCGCAATATCTACCACGGCACTGGCTACTCCACTTCCCACCCAGGCATGTTCGTTGTCCATGTGATAGGACATATCAAGGGCTTCTACAATACCCTTGTCGTAGTTCTGCTCGGATGATACATCAATCTCTATATGTATCATCTGATTAGCCCTTCTTGTCGTAAACGACACTCTTTGCTTGTATGTCGAGGAATGAGATGTAGGAGATGGAGAGACATAGTAATCACCATCTTTTGTAAAGTCACCGGAATAAGAGAAGGTAATATCCTCCCGATCCGGAGAAAGGGACCATCCTGCCGGATTTGTACCGGTAGGCGTAGCAGGCTTTCCGAAAGCATACTTATACCGTAGCTCCGTATATTTACCCGGCAATCCCCTGAATGGCATAGGATCACCCCATGTGCCGGAAGAAGCGCTTGAAGCCACCTTCTGAGAAATCCAGACAACATCTTTTGTTGCGTTAGTATGCCATCCTCCGCTTGTCCCGCTTCCGGTCGGACGGGATGGTTCATCTTCGCTGTCATGGTATGTAATGAAAACACTCAGGCCATCTGTGCCGTCAGTACCATCTGTTCCGTCTTGGCCATCCGCAACCATCAACTCCCAAGCGCTTCCGTTATAGATGTAGACAATACCATTGCTGGTATTACGATATGCCCAGTTTTTCTCTGGATTAGACGGAGCACTTGATAAATCCCCTTTCCACGTAATACTAAGCCCGTCTTTACCATCTTCACCATTTATTCCGTCAAGCCCCTTCTTTCCGTCTGAGACAACAGCAATCGTTTCGCGGTCAATTAATACTACTCCCGATGTCTCATTGTAAAGCCGGAACTGTATCTTATTTGTTATTCCGGAAACGGAGATTTCGCTATCCGGAGTATAACTAGTTGCATTTCCGGAGTCTATGATATAATCCATTGAATAGCCAACCGGTAGAGAGGATACGACAGTAGAAGTTCCGTCGGTCTTCATTACCCGACAGGATATCTTAGACACGTCACTGTTCCCGTTTGCATCTCTCTTTATGATATTGGTCGATGGCTGAAGCGAGTAAATGACCGCGTTCTTGCCATCGGTTCCATCCTCTCCATTCTCCCCAGGCTTCACTTTGTTTATCGATAAATGAAGGGTGCGTTCATACTGAGCACCTTTGTATGTTACCCGTCCGGTTATGGGTATACGGATTACATCAGCCACCGCAGCAGTAATAGCTGTTACCTTAACTATCCCCGTGCTACGATCAGCCGTTGCTGTCACGCCTGTGATGCTGCCTACAGAAAGAGAATCAAGGGAAAGTTCAGTCGTTCCATAGAACATGGAGAATGTTGTTGTGACAGGCAAACCGGATACCACTGTCCCGTCCAGAGAGCAAGCTACAGACTGCATTTCATCGTCAAGATCAGCAGAGATGCTTCCTTCTCCATCAAGACCATTCTTACCATCCTCAGTCATTACATACCATGCGCCATCCTGGTATACGTAGCATTTCTTGTCGGTGGTATTACGGTACCAGTATCCGTTCTGAGGATCTGCCGGAGCAGAAGAGAATTCTCCCATAAAAATGAGGCTTGTACCGTCTTTGCCGTCAGTGCCATTCGTACCGTCCTGCCCGTCTTTACCCGGTTCACCCTTGAGATTCTCCTTTGTCTCCTCGTCCAGATTATCCCATGTAAGGACCACTCCTTTCATGGAGCATACATATTTGTTTTTCGACGCGTCCCAATGCCACGAAATGGCACCTCCGGCTATATATCCGGATTTATCCGTAGCAAACTTCGCTGATCCGTCTCCAAACTCTGCGGTTCCGTCAGGATAGATGCAGTAAACAACATGTCCAGTAGAATCCGTCCCTTTGATCATGCCGTTTTCGCAGTAGAAACCTTTAAGACCGTCCGTTCCAGGAAGCTCTCCGCCCATACGGATTTTCGTACAACCGGCAAAACTCTTGCTGTTGATACCAAACAGAATATCGATTGCAGGCTGTCCACCTTCATCGGCATGCAGATAGATCGCACTCTGACGATTTACATCCTTCGAGTTACCGAACTGGACAATCTCATCACCGATGGCCGGAGTCGTCATGCCAGACAAGGCCGGATCGACAGCCTCCATGCCGTCTGTGTAACCTATACCACCGGTAAAATCACTAACGGGTATGACGATTGTATCAACACCGTCAATCTTGCGTATTTCAGATATCTCGACCCAATAGCCTTTAAGGGTACCATTCGTCCAATCCTGACACCGGATGAAATCGTGTGCGACAAAAGACATCTCATCCTCGATAGTCACCAGCCAGTTCTGCCCCGACTCATCCAGCGTGGCAGTCTTTATACGACCGCATGCCTGAGTGATGCCCAGTGCACCCTTCACCGCGCGGATCTTCTGAATGAGGAGCTCAAAAACGACCATTGTCTCGCGAACAACAAGACTGTCTATCTCCAGCTTCCATTTGCCCTTGATATACTCCCACAGCTTCCATCCATGACCGGCAAATCCGGACACGAAGTCTTCGACGTATTCTTTAACGCCGTTTGACAACTTACGTCCTGTCGCTTTCACAGAACAAAGAAATCCGTAGAACTTACCGTTACTTAGTATTGCCATATTATTCTAATTCTTCAATCAATGAATCTTCAATTTCTTCTATCAACTCTCCGCCACGAACTACCAAACCGGCATTGGCTGCAGAAAATCCTTCCGACACAAATCCCTTACCGAGAGTTATCAATCCTTCTGCCTTATCATCTTCAATGCTGCTAAGGGAACGACGTTCAATCTCATCAATAATTCTTTTTGCCGAAAATGTATTGCGATCCGTAGGAACAGTCTTGTCATTCAAACCAATGAGATATATACTCGTTCCTCCACTTCCTGACACAGAACCGGTATATGCCTGTCCCTTGTATGTAAGAGAATCAAGTTTACTCTCTATCTCGCCTATACGCGAATATGAGGCAGTCTCTCCAACCGTATAAATTGGATGATCGTAAGGAATATCCAGCGGCCACTCAAAACCAATTATTCTGGATTGTCTGCTCTTAGGAAAGAAAGCCTTATTGATCAGGTTAACTTTGTCTCCCACCTCATAGGTGATAATATTCCCATTATTATAGATGAACTCAGGGTCCATATCACAGTCGTAGGTGGAAGGATCAATCATAGACTTCTTCACATAGTCTTTTGCCTTTGTCAATAACTCATCTTCGGCGTCAGGAATCAGTCCCTCTGAAACGTAAGCTGTATCAAAGCCATAAAGTACATATGTGTCAGAATTAGCAGGGAACAATACGTCGTCAGGGAGGTAACGCCCGTAATCCTCATTGCGTACAATTTCGAAAGTTGCACCGGAATCATCACTATCCTGCAGAAGCAATTCAAAATCCAGACCAGCGAGTTTACCTGTCTGAAAGATTAAGCGGAAACTTTCTCCGTCCAGTCGGAAGTCATTTGTAAAATTCTTAAGTCCTGCATCCTTGAACGTATAGATACGATATTTATCCCCTGTTGGATTATCGTCCTCATCAAGTTCATCTTCCTCGCGGTATGTTACATTTGATAATGTGCCGACATATTTGGGATATTCATCTTCAAAGATTACAATCTCCTCTATAGCTTCTTCTTGTGACATCTCCACATTATTCTTGTCGTCATAATGTGTTTCACCAATGTATATACGCTCCCCTGAAGGGCTATAACGGTAAGCATCTACATAAGAGACCTCCTCCGGGAGCATAAGACGTTTCTGGACCACACCATTTAAGGTGAGCTCCTTGTCGTCTTTGCTGAAGTAGCTGTCAGGTACCTTTCCCTTGATGATGTTGTCAATCGTATATCTGTCACCAAAAGAAGCCGTAACTCCACTCGGTAATTGTATAACATTAGCCGAATCTCCTGTTAAATGGTCCGGATTATATACACAAGAGAATGTATTACCCGAATTTAGTCCGGAAAGGAAGGTTACTGTAGCATCTGCAGATGATCCTTTGAACAGAGTTATATCGTATGAAACATAAGCCGAGAAGGAATCGTTCAGAATAGAGGACTCACGAGATGGAACACGTACATATATTCTAATCTTTAGATCTGTGGCATTTCCTTCAATCTGTAAAGAAGAGGATACAGCAAACGCTACAGATACTTCGTATTGCTGATCCTGATCTAAGGTTACCGTTTGGTTACCTATAGAAACTTCTTTAGTTGAGCCGGATACTTTATAGATATAAGAAGCCTTCAATACATAATCACCGGCGGGAAGAAAAGAACGCCCCGCTCCGATTGAAGGAATAACCGTAGATACATTAATTGATATGCCATCTCCTGAGGAAACCTTATAATCACCTGAAGGCAACGAAGCTACAATATCAGTGTCATGCGTCCATTCTGTATATGACGCGGTAAAAGCACCACTACCTATGCCCTCATTTACTGGATATTCCTCCTTATGAACCACTCGGCCAGGAAAGTACTTTATATCAAGAGGCCTTGCTGTATCAGATATTTCCCTGCCATTGACCTGCTTGACATCAAAAATAAGATTCTTACGGTAAGTAGAAGGAATGTTACGAGTAGAACCAAAAGCATAAACACGAGTAGCATAGGTTGTCTGGCTGTCACTGCGTGTCATACTGTTGACGTTCACATTCTCAGTATCTGTCAAATCACCGGCCTTGAAATCTACGGGAGAGCTGTATTCACAGCGTCCGAAATGAATTGTCTTATCCGTTATCCACCACTCGCATTCCCATGTCTCCGCCATTTGGGTAAGGGCATCAATCAGGTTCACGTTATCGTATGAAACGAGCTTAGAAGTGTTTTCAACCGTAGTGTCAATCTCATATTTAAAATCCTCTTCTCTATATTTGTATCCGAGTGATTTCAGGTTATCAAGGAAGACTTTAAGATGAACGTCAAGAGTGGCTGTCAGGTTCCAGCTCGCCTCGCGACCGGTACTCTCCGGAGTATAGAAGAACTTCTTATTTTTCCACTTCCAATAGTAAGCATCAAGCTTTAATTCGTAGTCATATCCCCCGGTAGTAGTATTGTAAGTAGGTTTATATAAGTCTACAAGCTCAAACAAACCAATATTCTCGTCATCAATGTAATCCCCAAGCTGAAAGTAGACAGGTTCAGCTAATGAGAACTTGAGAGTAATGTAATCAGAACTCATTAGCTGGAACTTTCTTTTACTACCTTCGTTGATAGGAGTAGAAAGACGGATGTTGCCGGATATGTCTTTGATGTCTACTAATTCTGCCATATCACAAAGTTCGCTGATAGAAACATCAAAACATAAAATCCGGCAACCCTATAAACCACAATTCGCCAATTGTGGTAACTTTATTCTCTATTTGCAGGATTGGGCTCGTTCAGCTTAACCGAAATCTTTGAAAACGTCCTTGCGATATTGAAACCGAAAGATTGAGAACGGAGGTAGTATAAGTGATATACCTCTTCGCCTAGTTCCGGAACTTTGACTGCAAATTCCCCCTTTGTTATTTCGTCTAAGAATGCCTTATATTTGGCAATATAGTCAGAAGGGGAAACTCCTTTTAGCGTAAAGGTAAGAGTCAGGTCCCGTTCGTCAACCTTTCTGTTTTCGATTATAACCCTTTTCCCGTCCTGCAGGCGTGATTTGTTTTCAATCACATCTTTCATCGGAAGTGGAGCGTAAATAGCTTCTATGAACCCGTCTCCCATATTGACTCCCCACGTCGTATAGGCGTCCTTGTTATTGATTAGTAGGTCTCCTGTCATAATATTACTTTTTTGATAATCCATTAGTATTTCGCTTGACTTCTGCAATATCAGCCGCCATCTGCTGGATAGGCTTCACCATGACGTTAGTATTGTCACGAATGTCTGTTATAGCCTCGTAAGAAAGCCGTATCAAATCCCTTGTCTCGCTAGCAATGTCCTTTATACCAGATGAGTTTGCACTAATAGTCAACATTCCTGCTTTAAGTTCAAGGATGGACATTGTTTGAAGCTGGTTTTGATTCTTGATTTCTTCACCGGCAATCTGAAGAGCAGTGAAGCGACCGTTCAACTCGTCAGCAGAATCCTGAGACATTGTAGCAAAGCCTTTCTTGGAAGATTCCTGGGAAGTAGATGTGCCGCCACCGCCTACGATCTGCTCCCATGCCTTTCTGTCTTCAAGAGCACCATTTACAATAGTATCCCACCCTTCTCTTAAGTCTTTAATATCAGAAGAGGTGATACCTCCCTCTTTGCCCATGGCCTCAGAAAAGGATTCATACCATTTTCTTAATTCATCTTCATATCCCTTCGCGAACATTTGAGTGAATACAGCCTTTCGCATATACTCTCCAAAATTATCAGCAAAGTCTTTGGATGAAGCATCCATGTCCATGAGAGTATCTATGAAGTTGTCAAACAGACTATCGAATGACGTCTGAGTCAATTGTTCTTGAACGGCTTTCTGAATATCTTCTATTCTCTCTCCACCTTCAATAATCTTATTGAGGTAGTTTTGAACATCTCCATCCAACTTAGACCAAAATCCAGGAGCTTCCTCTTTTAACTTTTCAAGCTGTTCAGCCGTCAAGTTAAAGAGACCGGAAAGTCTTCCTCCTATAAAATCCGGATCTTTGCCGATTGACTTAGCAAACTCGTCCCATTGATCCCATAATTCCTGACTCATGCTATTGCGAATACGAACACCAATAGAGTGGGAACCGGCAGATGCGCCAGATTGCAATCGTTCTCTTCCTAATATTTTATAAGACTCAATGCTTTTGTTTGCTATTTCAATAGCTTCATCTCCCGCTTTAGCAGCTTCGGGACCATAAGACATATCTATGTATTCTTTTTTCTTATCAATTAACTCATCCCATATTTCATTTAACTTGTTATACTCATCAACCATTTCATTGTAACGAGAATAGTCAGCACCACCAAAACCGAATAATCCGGCAATAGTATTCCCAACGCCCGCCAAAACGCTAACTGCACCTGTGATAGCACTAAAAGGTTTGGTTAAGTCTATTCGTTCCAGCCCACTCATTACTTGCCCGATACCATCCAAAGTCTTACTTATGGCTTCTGGAACCTTCACCCCAAAGTTTTCAAGCATTCCAACAACGTCATTGCCTGCATTTACAACCTCCATGCCTTTTTGCCCGATAGAATTTGCTGCTTGAGTTAACTTTGACAAAGCTTTTTGTCTGTCAGATTGAGCAGCGGCCAAGTTATTTTCTGCTTGGGTAAGAGTCAGTAATCTAGTAGTTAATTTCCCGTTCTCATTGGTATATACTTTAGTTATTACCTCTCCTCCCTGAATAACAGTATTTAAATCCTCTTGAGCCTTGATTACCGCAGATGTAGCATTACGATAATTATCTGCACTATTTTTCAGTTCTCCCAAGGGATTACGTACTGTTATTTTTAGATCAATTTCTTTGAAGGCATCTTGCAACGCTTTAAGATCAGTAGGTTTTATATCTTTAGCTGCTTTATTTATAACCTCTTTCAGGTTATCACGCATCTTAACCAGTGCCTCAGTAGACTGAGCATCAAGGTTTCCGAATATGTTTGCAAAATTGATAGATGATTTTAGTTCTTCAAAGCTAACTTCCTTCAGTTTATTTTCCTTCTCTTTTTCCAAGGACTTCTTAGCACCCTTGGTGGTAGCTTCACTGATTTTAAGGTTATATTCTTCGTTTATGGCAGCTTTTTTTTGTTGAAATGTACCATATTCTTTAAGATATTCATTCCAGTATTTCATTTCTTCCTGATAAGGATAAATATCTTGTCGTAGAATAGTATTATTCAAAATTTTATCAAAAGCAGACGTATCTACTTTCACCGCAGATGCATCAAACGTTCTCTTCTTATAGTTCTTAGTCTGCTTCGCCCGCAAATTTTCCTGTTCATCAAAAGCCTTTCGCTGAAGCTCGATCTCCGTCCGGATATAATCTTCCCGCTGACGTTCTAAATCCTGTATCTCCTTCTTGTTGTCCAATTCACGCTGTGCACGAATCTTGGCTTCTCCTTCTGCCATAGCGTCAATACGAGACTGGGTAAGTTGATTCTCCAGATCTTGCTCCTTGCGTTTCCTTTCGGTTGCTTGCTTGTATAATAGTTCGGAGATTTTTTTTTGCTGGTCTACGATGGAGTTATACTCCTTAGTTAACCCTTTATCATCATATAGTTTAAGCTTTTCTTCTGCTTCTGTTTTCTGCTTTATGAGAGCATTATATTGTTTTACAACTTCTTCTGGAACCCCGTTAGTATTTCCCGATTTTAAGGTTTTAAGATATGTATCTTTTATTTGTTTTAATGCCGTATCAGCTAATTGTACTTGCTGTTGCCAATAATCATAGGTTCCTTCCTTTGGCTGAGGAAACAATTTATCAACGTCTATCGAATTTATAAACTCTCCTAAGTTTCCTTTTAACTTACTGACATTATTGTTTATGTCCGAATATATTCTAGCTTGTTCTTCAAGATTTTTATTTGCCTCAGTAAATTCTCTTTGTGCTGCATTTTTCTCTCTTAAAGAGGAATAAGTATCACTTTCATTTTTCTGAGCAGCAAACAATCTCTTATTTGCTTCCTCAACTCTCTTATTGGCCTCTTTTAAGGTCTTTGTTTGATTTCTTAATTTTATTTCTTGATCCACTATTTGATTTGAAATATCTTTAGCTCTATCCATATAACTTTGATATATAGATCTCTGCATCATTTCTTTGCCTAATGCCCTATATGCAATTGATAATTTATCGATATCAATCTTTTCCTCATTTATAACATTGGCATATTGAGGATATTTAGAAATCCATTCATTAATTGAAGCTGTTCTCTCTTTTAATAAAGTTGAAGCACTTTTAAGTTTAGTATATAATAAATCCAATTCGAGTCTTTCTTTTATCGAATCTTGAATACCCTTTTTTCTAGCGGCAGCTAATTCTTGTTCAGCAGTAGAAAGATCCAATACATAATTTTTTCCTCTCACAAGTTCTTTTCCCCAGTTGATTATCTCCTTCCCATACACAGAAAGCAGAGTTAATCCAACAACAAGAGCAGTCTGCCAGCTAATAAGAGACTTTGTCAGTTGCTGCCAAACTGGAGCAACAGCCTTGACATCTTTATTTCCTGCAGCTAATTCAGCCTTAAATGCAGCATATTCTTTTCTTGCTTTAGCAATCTCATCTACAAGGATAGGAAGGTTGTTTGAGATTGCAAGGAAAAAGGTATTTGCACTGACAGCCAAAGATGGCAATTCACGAGCCACCTGCTGTACAGAGAAGCCGAGCCCATTCCATGCACTTGCATAATTACCTACATTTCTTTGAAATCTGCCAGAAGCTTGTTCAGCCGCACTCAATTCCTTCTGAACATTTGCGATTTGGGCCAACAATGCCTTACCAGCATCACCGTTTCTTCGCGTTCTTCCGAGGTCATCATAATCCTTAGTCAATAGGATTATTTGCTTTCTGAGAGCAGTTATACTACCCTCTTCGGCTTTGCTCTGAATTATCTGATCCTTCTGTGCCTTAATTGTTTTTCTGACAGCTTCCTCTTCAACTAATCTTTGTGCTGCCAGTTGCTGCACCTGTCTTAATATTCCAATTCCGGAAGTACCTGTTTTCTCTGAATCAGCAAGAGCAACAAAGCTTTTCTTTAATTGTTTTATCTGCTTATCCGTTTCTATTACGGCTTCTGTATTAGCCACAATCCATTTATTTGTGGATTGCAATGCAGCTGTTTCTTCCTTTGCCTTTTTGACTGCATCATTGGAAGAATCAATGTCATGCTTCAGCTTTTGGATTTGAAGGTATTTGTTTTCATACTCTTCTAATTTTTTAGTAGCCGCCGCTATCTCTTTCTCTAATTGTTTTATAGCCGAATCACTATTGGGTATCCCTGCAATAGCAATTAGAGACTTCTTCAATTTATCTATTTCTTGACGCAGTTTTATAATGTCTTCGACATTAACATCTGCGGTAAATTTCATTCCTGCCATGTGACTTTTACGTTTTCGTTACCAAATGATTCCTTTAACTCTTTCTCCACGGTTAGGCTTGCCGAATCCAACACATCAAAGCCTTTGCTGGATACAAAGCTTGCATACTCCATTCCATCCGCCACAATAACACCGTCTTTAGGCTTACTTCCAAAGATCAGCATCGCCTCTGTCCTGTTCTTCGCCAATGAATGTTCTCCATCGGCAGGGATATAGAGGTCTACAATTTTTCCATCCCTGACAATAGCAGCACCGGGAGCATTACGAAGGTTCCAAGTATGGTTTTGATAGGTTTTCTTGTTACTAACATTGCGTTCCTTCTGCATATAAACGGCTCTTTGAGCAGCTTCTTTCATCAATTCGGTAGCATAATCATCTACTTCTTCGACGAATTCATCGAGACCGGATAAATCGACTGTTACTTTCATTATTCATCAAACTTAACTTTTCCTTTAAAGAAATCCTCCTCTGATACTTCCTTAAGTACCTCCCCATCATATACAGCATGCAACTTATCTTTTTGCATGATGATCAAATTGCGATATGGGATTTTATAAACGACTTCATCATAAGACAAATGAAGGCTATCCATGAACGACGCAATTTGCCCTAGCATACAATCATTTCCTATAATCTCTGTTTTGCTGTTAGATTTGCTACGTTCTTCGCTAAACCTAACAGCATCGTAAAATTTTTCACATCTATCAGAGAGTAAGCCGCTGTAAGACCGGATAATACTTCTTCTAAGGTTCCATGAGACAATTCTTCAGATAATGAATCATTTCCATTGATAAACCAAGAAAGTGCGCTTGAAGCGACAGAAATGTCCTTCAATGAAGATATAACACCCGCTATATCCTTGTTGTCATCAAGAACTGCGAGATAGGCCGAAGCGCCGGCTATTTTATGTATGGTAGGCGGATTTACACGGTACATTTTCCCATTTACAATGATCGGAATGAAATCCTTTCCTGTGATAGCTTCTGATATAAGTATGGCAGCTTTATTCATAATGATATTTATTAAAAAAGGGTGAGATACATAAACCCTCACCCCTCACCACTTTATAATATAGATAATGTCTCTGCTGATCGCGAAGTATCTTCCTGTCCAGACCTCTCATAGTTAACAGCAGTTCCAGCGTTCACCCGCCTTGATCTAGTTGAATAACTATTTAGGGGAAGCGATCCAGAAGAAGCAAGTACTACCTTTTCGTCAGTTCATGCAGCATCTACTTTTTCTCCGTCGAACATATAGTCACTCTTCACGCCAGCGCTAGGATTTTCCATAGCAACAGCTGTTACTCCCAAACCAATATTTTTTTCCACAACATTCCCTTTAGCAATGACCGCAGCATTGGTGAATACAATATAGTTTCCGGTCTTCGTCTGTCCAACAATGGCTTTATTGATAATCCCCGGAGTATCAGAAGCGGCCCATCCTGCGTCTGTATCAACTTTTTCACCACCTTGCAGATCTACCTTATCATCAAAGGAGAAAACGCCCATAGTGAAAGCAATTGTTTTAGCCCCTTTTTGTGTCACATCACGATAATAGATGCTACCATTCAACTCGTTAATATAATCGGTATAGTTAGGATCATCCTCCGTATACCCCCAAGTATCTTGATGAGAGTTCTCAACTTCTGTAGCAGTACCTAACCAAGTTTTAAGGCTAGTTTTAGTTACAGCAGAAGTAATAACATCACCGTACCAAATCTTTTTAATTCCTATAAACGGTTTCATATCTTTTTAATTTACGTTTAATACTTCAAATAATAATTTCACATTCACATAGTAACAACATAACTCTTTATCTTCCTCTATTCCGATAGTTTCAGAAGAATACCGATACCATGAACCGTCATATTGCCCTACAACTCCATCTTTGAACATCTCTTTAGCCTTTCTCTCCAATTCATTCAAACGAATCAAATTGGCCTTCCCCGACTTTGATAAAGGAACGCAAAGATTAACTTCAACGTATCCCTTCTCCCAATAAGTATCGGGCTGTTGAGTCTTGGGATAAACTACAATCCTTTCAGCATTTACCTTACCTTCAGGTATATTACCTCTCTGGTATACTTCGGATATCCCAAAAGCCTTGCAATCCTTAAATATTATGTTCGCGATGTCTGTTGTTGCAATCATATCCAAATGTCACATCTACCTTTAAACTCTTCCGAATAACACTCGGCATTTTTCTTCACCTCACCTCCGCCAACAGTATTTTCGTCGGAATCCAAGCATCTCACGTGACTTCCTAAGGGAATCTTTTCCCCTTCGTAAACCACATGATAATTGTACATCCAACGTTCACCATTTACCGACACTTCCTTTTGTTGTGAATTATCATGGCAGAAGCATTCAGCTACATCCTGCCAAGATTCTCCACCGGTTCCTGTAATTAAACGCCCATACTCGTCATTCTCTTCCGGAGTAATAACTTGTATTTGCAATTTATGTGGAGTTTCTTCTAGCATATCACCAAATATTAGATGCGTCTTTAATGATACTTATTCCAACCAAAGCTGCCGTATCGTCATTAGGAGTTATGCCATACATCTTAAACATATATTTTGCATAGTTCAACAGTGTATCAGCCCCCCAAGACTTAGAGAATCCATTCTCTGAGACAGAAGTAGGATGAGTAAGGATTTTATCCATAAACTTATCCACCGAACCGGATATCTTCACTTTTGTACTAATGTCCACATCGGAGCTCGGATCAATTCCCAGCCCCAACGCGAACTTTTCTACTCCAGCATCTGATATGTCACCAAGCGGAGAAAAACATTGCTTTATGTAGTCACCTATTGTCACGATTCAACAGTCAACGAGTAAATACCGTTAATTTCAGTGATGACCGGCAAAGACAATGACTGAGCTTTAGTAAACTCAACACCGTTTGAATTGTCAGTCTCACCCTTACCCCATTGAGATACCCGGATTCTTCCGTAGTTTGAGTAAGTAACACCACGCTCTTGCCTCAATTCATTATCTGCATAAGCATTCTTGATAACTCCAAGTTTACCGGCAGGAATAAAGACAAGGTTTTTATCATTCCAAGGTTGATAATCCGTCAACTTACCGTTATTTTGGATTCGAGTAGTACGTCTGATAATTTCAAATTCCGGAAATCCATTTTGACGCATGAATTCATTCAATCCGCCAAGCAGCAGAGGAGTACCCATCTTGTCTGTACCGTAAATCACCTGCTTCATCTTCTTGTTACGAAGAATGAAAGATAGTCTCTTTTGGGAGATTAGAATCTTGTCAAATGTAACCTTATCCTGAGCAGCGTCCAAAATCTCCTGCAAGTCTTCAAAACAGTCTACTGTACTTTCGTTCCCCTGCACCCAATCAACCGTAGTCTTTGCAATGTTTTCAGACGGCATCTTATAGTCAATAACGCCTCTTACACCACCTTCAGGATTGTTGTTTGCATCAAAAGTGAATACTCCCTTGTTTGAAAGAGCACCCAAGAAGATAATATCCAGTTTGGACTGTACAGAATTTACCACCTTTGTGACATTGTTCCACATGAGATCGATTAATTCCTGAGTCTTCTGCTCATCAGTCAGCATACGAGAATCTAGAACCTGAAGAACCTTGCGATAATCCTCAATAGGCATAGAATAACTCATTTGATGAGCAAGAACCTTCTGCTTCAACGTTTTAAAGCCCTCGGTTCCCATAATAGGCTCTTTACCTTTAGAGTCCAAGGTCGCAGCTGCAACGCTTAGGTTATACTGTCCGATTATTTCTTCGAAGTTCAAACCAACAGTAGGGGTGTCCCAATCCAAATATCGTTCATAGATATTCTGGTCAAACAAACGCTTTCTCAATTGAGAAGCGGCATCAATACGAATCTGTACCTGTTTGGTCAGTTCGCCAAAAATAGAGCTGTAAAATAATCCCGGCATAGCTTATTGTCTTACATATTTAATACTTGGATTATTCTTCATGCACCATCCGCCCAAAAGCCAATCTTCTGGCATCGGATAAGCTACTTCTTTCAGAATAATCACATCATAACCTGCAGAAACAGTCTGAAAATCCATATTGGTTTTATACTCCTTGTCTGTTTCTACCACCGCATTTGGCACATCTGTCCCAACGACAGCAAAGGCATTAGCCGTAGCTCCAGTCAATGCGGCAGCTAGCGTAACGACATCGTAATCAGCATTCGATCTATCAATGCTATTAATAGCCTGTTCGTTTTCACCAATCTTCAGCTTATCGCCGACCTGTACCAAACTTCCTTTTACAATTCGCGGAGCAGAAGTTGTTCCTCCAGATACGATCTTAACAGCCTTACATACTGTGCACTCCATATTTGCAAAATCCAACGCAATTGGAGTACCTTTTCTGATCAAAGTACCTTCTGGAAATGTCTGCTTGATTTTGAAATCCCCAGGGATAACTTTACACTCACCTCTCCAAAATACGGGGAATCCGCCTTTAATCTGTCCTTTTTCAAATTCAATAGCCATAGTATTTGTTTTTAATTAGCGTCTGGCAATCCTTCCGCCCACTGTTTAGCCATTTCTTTGCCTTTTTCAGCTGGAGTGGATAAAGGGAATGCCGAATCTTTTGTTTCAAGCCCTGCGGTAACAATATTCTGTTTGATGCCTGAAAGATAGGTCGTAATTGCCGTTTCATCCATTTCGTCAGAAATAGCAAAACCTTCTTTCATTCGCCATTCAGGGATACCCAGTTCTTTTGCTTTTGAAGAGATTAGACTGTTTCTCTCAGCACGTGACTTTTCAGCCTTAAATGCGTCATTCTCGTCTTTTAACGTGGAATAACGCTGTTCCTGTTCAGTCTTGTACTTTTTGAACCACTCCGGCTCCTCGTTTTCTGGTTGCTGTTTGTTCTGCTCGCCCCCACCTGCAGCCTCTTTCTCCTTTGCTTTATTGACAGCATCAGTTACCCGTCTATCAATACCGCTCTGAAGAGAGGTTAAAAACGTTTTTTGCCCCTGTACAACAGTTGCCAAGTTATCTTCAGTTACTAGGCCTAATGCAGATAAAGCGTCAGCCTGTCCCTGCAAAATTTCATCGCTTAACCCTAGATTTGAGTACGCTAGTTTTAAAGCTTGGAAAATTTTTTCTTTCATGATTAGTTCTTTTATGCAAATCTTTTTAAATCAGCATAAAAATACAATGCGGTGAGTCTATATGAAAATTATCAGATTGCGAATGAACCACAATTCGCCAATTGTGGGAAATTTGCTATTTCTTTCCCAGTAAATACGAAAGAATAAGGAAGTTTGAGGTAATTATGGATGGAAATAAGAGAAACGGGCAAAAAGAAAGGCGGATGTTAGTCCGCCTCTATAAATTCTAATAATGATTTGTACATTTGCCTAGATTCCTTATTAACATCTCCCATCGTTAGATATTTAAAACCATTATTCTCATAAAATCTAATAGTTCTTTGGCTATTGTCATTAATGGCGTCAACCGTAATAAATTGACAACCAGTTTTGTTCTTACTTATAAAACTTTGAACTAATGATTTTATAAGAAATGTGCCAATACCTTGATCTTGAAACTCTTTATCTACAGCAAGCCTTCCAATCTTGGCGGCAGGGTACATCTTCTGATTTAGGAATCTTTCCCAAAAATCAAAATCTATCTTGTTTTTACAATCTTGCATCTCATCTGCAAAATCCTGACGGTCAGATACGCTTAATAAGTCATTTGCTAAACTGTAATAAGCAATAATTTTATTGTCTGTTTCTAATAAAGTCGTGGTATAACGGAGATGTTTTAAATATATCTTTGAATCGTTAAATAAAAAATCGTTCAAATCGGTATTCCCACAATCGAACGATTTAAAATTATAGTCTTTGCTTAATTGGGTTACTGTAACTTTTCTATTTTTCAGTAAATCCCAAAAATCAATAGAATGTTCCACCTGAAATTGATACCAATAAATTGTAATTTTCTTCCATCTCTTTAATCTCTTTTTTCTTAGCATCCTTTTCTTCAGGCGTAAGTTTCTTTGTCAGAGATTCCAAAAGACCTTTTCTGAATCTTTTTGCATCTTCTCCTTTAATTGTAGGAGTGTTTTGAATAGGGCGTGCCATACTAAACTTTTTGTTTTTGTTTTTACTTATCAAATATAGAATTATAGCCTATATTTATTGAATTTTATGTGCTTTAGGTGATTATTTGTATTTCCTGACTGCACAAATATACAACAACAACACCAAACAACAGCACTTGTTTGATCACTAGCACCATTATTTTAAGTAATATTTAGATTATTAACAGTTACAGCACCTACATCTTCACTATCAAGAGCACCAGCTTAATCACTTAGATCAATATGATTACGAGCAATTATAATAATACAAATAAAAACCGCCCATCTTTAGACGGGCGGGAAACTGGTTAGGAGTGATAATTATGGTTCTTTGCTACCAATTAGAACATCTCCATTAATAACTATATCTAAGTTTTTCCCTTTTTCTAAGTAATATACATTTTGAACCCAACTACTTTTTGAATTCATAGTTATGTATATTTTTATCTTCTCTGCTTTCTCATTTGCCTTAAAAGACTTTTTAGTTCCAGTCTTGCAATTTTCCATTTTGTTGTTAGCAATTTTGTCACCACTAGAACTGTATTCAAAAGCGATAATGTCAGTAGTTACTAATTCATGTTCTGACATATCCCAAGTTACTGTATAAGTAGTACTACCTGATTCGTCATCATCTGATGAACACGCTGTAAAAACAAACATTGGCAGCATAGCCAATAAGAATAGAATTTTCTTCATTGTTGTGTGTATTTAAATGTTTTATAATTATTTGGCAAAGGTATACCTTAAAAATAATTTCAACAAATAAATAACACACTTTTCACTGATAAAGCCTATTTTTCTTTTATTTCAGCCACAATCCTCTCTAATTCGGCTAAAGTTGTGGCGTTATAATAATCTTTTCCGTCCTTAACTATTGCCATAAAATCTCGACTATCTCTGGCTTCTGTAAATAGTTCCCATATCTCAACATTTAGTTCTTCTGAAATTCTTTCAAGTAATTGAATAGATGTGTTCCCTTTTGATGCCCTACTCAATGTCATTTCCGTTACATCCAATTTAGCAGCTAATTCTTTTTGAGTAGTCCCCTTTAATTGACATAACTCTTTTAGTCTTATTTCCATATACTTTAAATGTTTATTGGTTTTTCTATGCAAATATAACCCTATATGTTTATTTCCATCAACCATAAACATTAAAAGTTTATTATTTCACTTTGTTTAACTAGATATTCAACATTTCAATAAACTTAATATGTATATTTGCATCAAAAATAAACATTAAAAGTATATAGACATATGAAACGCTACAACTTATCAGAAATAATGCGTACCGCACATAGAACCTACAAGTATGTAGGTAAGAAACAAGGTAAAACTTTCGGTGAAGTACTGAAATCAACTTGGAGACTTGCCAAGCTGGACGTAGCCAGACAGGAAGCGGACGCAAAACGCAAAGCCGAAGAGGAAAAGAGACTAGAACCTCTTAAAAACAGTAGGCCGGCAGAGGTGGTAAGGTATAACTTCTCAGGGGAGATATATAATCCTAGCAGCAGAGGTTACATGGGCGCACATTACGTAGGAGATTAACCATTAAAATATACGATTATGATAGAAATGACAATCATCGTTTTAAGCCTGTTTGCCGGATACAAGATGTTCGGTGACGATAATGATAAGTTTTTTATGTGCTAACCTATTATTAACAATGTGAGCAGGTGCTGCGAACGCCTGCTCACTGTAAACAACTTAATTATATGAACAATCCAGTAGTTTACGACTACAAAGGTAGTCAAATTTCTTTTATGAGTGGCGAAAATACAATGATTAACGCCACACAAATGGCAAAGCCATTCAATAAACGTACAAATGATTGGCTTTCGTTGAAACAGACTAATGAGCTAATTATTTCATTATCAGCCAAAACGGGAATTCCCGCAACGGGTCTAGTTATTGTAAATCAAGGTGGTAACAATCAAGGAACTTGGTTGTATGAAGATTTAGCACTAATTTTCGCTCAATGGCTGTCTGCAGATTTCTATTTATGGTGCAACGACCGCATTAAAGAGCTTTTAAAGACTGGGGTAACCACCGTTTCAAACGACGACGAAGCAATAGCCTACGCCATGCAAGTACTAAGCAAACGTCTGGAACAAGCCAAAGCGGAGAAAGCGATGCTTGAACAACAAAATGCCTGCCTTGCGAACGAAATCAAACAAACAGCCCCGAAAGTGCAATATGTAGATAATGTGCTTCAATCAGTCAACACCTACACATCTACCCAGATGGCGAAGGAACTGTCATTGAGAACAGCCGAGCAGCTTCACAAGTCTCTAAAAGGAAAGGGAGTCATGTTTTACCAGTCCGGGCAATGGATGTTGACAGCTAGATATAGTGAAAACGGGTACACGAAAACAAGAACAAGTCAGTTCACTCGATCAGACGGAAGTATAGGAACCAATACGATAACCGTATGGACTGAATTAGGGAGGACTTTCCTTCATAAGATCTTTAAAGATGAAAGAGCCGCCTAATCCTCTTTTCCATGTGCTATTAAGTGGTATTTAATAGCGTAATTAATTCAGGCTATTAAATGCTACTTAATATTGTTGCATAATTTACCCCTAGGTGTACACCCGGGTGTAACACTGGTGTGACATCGGTGTGTGGTTATTCGGAAATTCCGAACAACTGCATTGAAAAATCAAAAGATGTGCTAAATACGCACCGCTATAACAAAATATTCTAATTAGGATATTGGTTTATATTGCCCAATATATTGGGATTGCTACTAAAAGAAAATATCAACACATTAAATAGAAACATTATGGAAACAAAAAGTTTGGAATTATGGTCTACCGATAAATTGGTAGAAGCGAAAAACGGTCAAGCCGTGACCTCTTCTTTGGTGGTCGCGGAGTACTTTAGGAAGGCGCACAAAGATGTACTGAAAGCGATTAGAGGTTTGGAATGTAGTGCTAATTTCACAGAGCGCAATTTTGCGCCCTGTGTGTATATCAACGAGTTATGCAATAATGTAAAAAAAGAACTCCCCATGTACTACATGACCCGTGACGGCTTCACCTTCCTCGCCATGGGCTTCACCGGAAAGGTAGCCGCCCAGTTCAAGGAAGCATACATCGCAGCCTTCAACGAAATGGAAGAAAAACTACGATCCGAGCGTTGCACCAAGTATGCAGAACGCATCGTCAAAAAGCAAGTCAAAGAGTTTAACCTGTCGCTACAGGAAAACTTAAAGAATGGCAGGAAGAAGCACGGAAGCACATACGGAGGTCTGACACCTTACGGGAAAGAAGAAGTGGTATATAATCCAAAAGAAAGCATGGAAACCAATTTAAAGCGGATATTCGGGCAAGTACGTGAAATGTGCAAAGACGGATTCTTGATGTCCGCACTCGCTGTCGAGACAAACAAGGTGTTACAAGAGTTTATAAATAAAGAGTAAGTCAGGGGATTTCGGTCCGACACTGAAGTTGACGCCAATCGACGGGAAAGGGTAGCTTAGGGCTGCCCTTTCTTTATGTACGGATTCAGAGAATATACTTTTTATGCTCAATCAGCGCATTTGCAACGGTACGGGAAGCCCTCCTGCTGGTTATCTCACAATCCGCATTTCCCTGAATATCTTTTCTTTCTATTTCGTCAGAAGCAAGGGCTTCAATCAAACCAACTGCCGCAAGCTCAACTTTGCTCATGTTGTCACGTATGCTTTGATTTTTGGAAAGACCTTTCTTTGCCCAGATCACATTAGTAGTTCCTCCGTAGAGAGGCTCATATATGGCATTAGTGCAATTACGAAATCCATCACCCGATACACCATGAGCTGCCAATGTCCTTGTGAACATATTCCTAGTTCCGATAGATTTCAGACGTTCAGCGGTCCAATCTGCAGACTTTCCTCTTTTCTCGTATGCTTTTATGTAGCGTTGGCCAATTAGGTCCGGATTCTTTTCTTCTTCGATACGCTGGAAGAAAACTTCGTTCACTATTACCGCTAAATCCGCATCAAGATACTTTGCATATTCCAAAGCAACCTGCCTAATGCCATAAGTACCACCTCCTTTTCCACGTTTTGATTTTATAATGCCATTTTGGGCGGCATTTAGAAATCTGCATGCAGACACTATAAAGTCAGAACCTTGTTGAGTATTCTTCCAATCATTAGGTCTTTTAGCATCAGGACTTCCAGCGATTACCCATAAATCGTTAAGAGAATAAAAATCACCATCTCTACCAATATTCTCTAAAATATTAGCGTCATACTTTTTAATTTCTGCTTTCTTTTTCATAGATTTGCATTATTAAATAGTTAATACTATCCCCATTAGCGGCTCGGACACTTCCGCTTCTGGGGATTTTAATTTGTCCGACTTTGTAGCAAGCGAGGATTCGAACCTCTAAACGCCCTATCGACTTGCTCAACCTTGTTTTGTTCTATTTTACCTCTTATTCTTGTATAACACCCGTAATTTTTCTGACTAAGTAGTCTCGTTTTTGGTCTGTTTGTCTGATTTAGAAGATGTATTCCCATTTGACGAAACCTGCTTTTCACTTTTTATAAGCTCTATCTCTTCCTGTGGAGCATCCGTCAAAGCAAGCATAGTAACAGCCAGATCAAGAGAAATAATTCCATCCGAATATAGCTTACCGATAGCTTCCCATTGCTTCTCCTTATCTTCATTGAATGGTTCCGCAAATTCGTGAGTAATCTTCAGCCTGGATAACTGGTTTCTCAGATGGATATGGGTAACATTCATCATAATAGCCAGAATAAGGTTCTTTTCCCGGTCCACAAGTATATCGTAAGTCTCTTTTAGATTGTCCCTTTTAATGTACCCTAGCGTCATAGCACGCTTTAAAGCCTCTCCAGATAGTGTTCCCATACCTTTCATGTTTTCGAATGAGAAATCGGGCGTAAATGAGTCGAATAGAATAGAGTTATTCAAGTCTTTTTTTTCACTATCTTTCATTGAAGAGTATTCAGGAGGAGCTAGATAGTCAATAGCACTGTTCTTGTCTTGCATTTGGATTACTTCCCCAACCATGCTTGGATCTGATAAAGACTGGAGAACATCTGCCGTTGCTTTTACTTTCGGGTCTGCAAAATAATTATTAGTATCAGCGGCTTTGGAATCAATATGTTCCTCCCTGTCACATCTAGGCTGTGTCCCGTACCAAGCCTTATCCTGTTTATAGTAAATTACGTTGATTTTACCAGATGGATTAACCAACGGCTCAACTTCCCACCCAATATTTGCTCTTTTGCATCGGAATATGTAGGATGGCGTTTCTATATCAAAATGCTCAACTGTTCTATTGCCCTCCTTCAAATTGTACCCATATCCAAATGCAATCATATTTTCGTATTGATCGAAAAGCGGACGGAGAGTATATCCCTTAGATTTGGATATGACCAAAACCTTTACTCCCGGCCTTCCGTTATCATTAAATATATGATATACTTTTGCACTTTCAGTTTCTGCGCCGGCCAGCCTTTTTGCTTGTCTCATTGTTGTATGAAACCTAGTATTCTGAAGAAACTCGTTATATGCCTCAAACGCTTCATCTGTACCTTCCACATCGTTCTTCCATTTTATAGGATTACCCAACAAGAAGAATAACTCTACTTCATTGATATACCTTTGTCTTGTCCGAGGTAGCTTTTCTGTTCTATAAGGTTCTTTGCCTTTACGCGGCTTATCTGGGCGACTGTTGACCTTATGAAACTCCGGATTATACTCGGCAATAGCCTCATTTACATCAATATCTCTATCTTGAAGCAGCGAGATAACCTGGCTTATATCCCTGTCTTGGATAAGCCTCATTAAATCCCGTTCAACTCCTAAAGAATTAAGCGTTTTGTTACGCAGTAAATTGAATATAGCCTCAATGTAATTCATATCTTTTATTTTAATATAGTCCTAAATCTGTCTCTTATACACATCTCCGAGCCCACGAGACCCTAAGACATCTCGTA